TCATTGAACCGGCGCTCAATGATCTTCGCCTTCGCATTTCGGACGATAGCATTTGTCATATTGATTCCCAGGCGTTTAAATACGCCCGGCGGTTCAAAGGTTTCCTCGCCATTCTTTGGCTTCTTCTTCCGGTGGCCAAGGCCGCCAATATCGAAGGTCAGGAACTCTCGACCGTTATCCACGTAGATGTTATCCGGGATGCCATATTCCAGGATTCCCTTCCGGAGCGCGATCAGCGTTGCCTCTGAACCTGGGTTATATGTAATGTAGTACCCTGTAAAGATTCCGCTTCTTGCATCCAGGAAGGCTGTCAGGTATGGCCTGTGCAGCTTTCCTGACTTATCCCTCACCATTACATCGAAGGTGTGGTTATCAGCGATCCACCACTCATTGCTCTGCATCTCATCATAAATACGTTTGATGTATGGAGCGCAGCGATCATTGAATGCCTTGTGTCCCTCGCGGCCCAGAACCTTAACTCCCTCCGGAACACTTTTCAGTCTCCGGTAAAAAGAAGGATAGGCCGGAATCTGCGTATACAGATCCGGACGCTTTTCCTGCGCCCACATCTTTGTGTACTCCAGGCACTTGGTTACCGGATGCTGGGCCTCGTCCAGATAGTAATACAGGAAAGCCTGCCATATCGTTTCATCTATGGAGCTTGTCCCTTTCTTCCATTTGTTCCGCTTATCAACCAACGCCTTCATATCATCAGCCTTCACAGCATTCCATTTTCTGTAAAGCGTATCTACTGATATGCTCCGCTCTGGATGTTCCAGGCTGCAGAGCGTTACGAACTTTTTATCTACTTCAGCCAGGGAAGTAACTCCCGGCATCTTTCTATATGATTGCCAGCGCTTGGTGAGGTCGATCCAGAAATCAATTTCCTTCCGCTCGTCCTCAGTAAACTCATCAATTGCGGCCTTCTCCACTTCCGGCTCTGGCTGCTTTATTTCTTCCGGAGGATTTTCTGCAATCAGTTGATAATACTTGTGCTGCAGTTCCTCATCCAACGCATCCAGCGGTACCAGGTAAGTTTTCCGGTTTTTGCTATTAACGGTTTCTATTGACCGAAGTTTTCCATCTTTCAGGATCTTTTTAACATATTGATAACTACAGCCTTTAATCTCAGCAACCTGCTTCGCTGTCAGCATCTGCGCCATACATTTCCACCACCTTTTTAGCCTGTCCTCATCAGATGCAGGAGGCTATCCCTGCATGACCGGCTTCTGCCGGTTTCGACTCTTTTAAACGGTATTTAAAAAGTCTTTAAAATCATCCATGTTACCGTCCAGCTCCTGGATCAGCGGAATGATAAACTTCTTTCCTGATGGCTTCCCTGTAATAGCCTCACTGATCCTAGCCTGATGTGTTCCCATTCCTGCAGCCAGTTCTCTCTGGCTGATGCCTCTTTCCAGCATTCTGGTTTTTGTCCATAAGGCAAACTCAGCGAAATTCCGTACTTTTCTGTTCTTCATTCTGCCTGCCCTCCTAACGTATTCCGTTATAAAATTCTGTATCAGCGATACAAAATAACCTATTCCGTTATCGGATTCTGTGCTATAATCGGTCTTGTATGATTGATACACTTGTATTATAATGCGATATTTTCGCATTGTCAACTTATTATTGCGAATTTAGCGCATTTTAGAGAGGGAGATATTATGCCTGACTTATATGATAGAATACTAGAGCAGACTGAACGCTTGGGAATTACAGGCAAAGAATTGGGGAATTTGTTGGGATTAAAGAAAAGTCCTATGACCGATTGGAAAAATCATAAATCAAATCCAACTATTGAGCAGCTTGCCAAAATGTGCGATATTTTCGCAATATCATCTGATTACCTTTTATTTGGAAAAGCTCGTTCACTTTCTTCTGATCAGCAGGAGCTTATTGAAACGTATAACCATTTAGATCGGCGTGGCCAGCATCGTGTTCATACCATAATTTATGAGGAACTCGACCGTATAGCATCAAAAGATAATCAAACTACTGCGGAGGTGTAACATGTCGTTAATAAAATACTTTCATAAAAATCTACTAAAAAAAGAGCCTGGGTACGCTTCCGTTCAACGTGAGTTATCTTCTTTGCGAAAGTTAAACATAAAAGAATACATATTCATGGGATCTGGTTGTTGTGAAACTTGCAATCAATTAAACGAACAAACATTTCTTGTTTCAGACGCAAAAGTTGGAATTAACTGCCCTCCTATGCATCCAGGTTGCAAATGCTACATTATCGCTAAACCTATGATTGATATGTTCAAATTAGAAGACGGTGCTAATCCGCTGAAAGATAATCCCAAATTTATCGAATGGAAGAAACGTCACGGTGGTTCATAATTGCAATTTGACTTAGTATTATCCCCATGATATGATAACCTTGCATTTACCACCTGCCAGCCTGCCCGCTGGCATAAAAAAGAGCTTGAGCTATTTTTTAGATCGGCTCTTTTTCCTTTTCATTAAGTTGCCATTATGGTTGCTATTATATGCTTTTTTAAATGCCTTTAAATTTCATTCGTTTAAACGGTCTTTTAAAATTCTTGAAAAGGTCAAAAACCTTTGATTTTTCAACAGTTTCTGGTGGGGCGCTTGTTTCCGTTTAAACGTTTTTTAAAGATTTTAAAGCCATGCTTTTCATCATTCACACCGCCCCCGTTTTATATATTTTTCACCATTTTTTCTTTTTCAGGTTGCCATTTAACGATCCTAAAACATTTAATGCAAAAAAAGCCCTTATAAGCCACAAAAAGCCCCATTTCACGGGATTTCTCACCATGTAAGGGACTTTAAGGGTTTCTAAGGGTTCTCTGGTTGCCATTATTGCAGGTTATTCGGTAACTTACACCGGAGGATACCTGGAGTCAACTCAACCGCACTCAAAACCTTATTTCCGGGGTTTTTACCAATATTTACAAAAAACATTGTAAAGTAAAACCAGATAACACAACCAGAAATCTTATTTGACAAAACATCTATCATAAAAAAGAAATCAGACTCTTATGATTATACAGGAATCGAACCTGCTCCCTACGGTCCATACGCCGTATGTTCAACCGTCGAACTCATAATCAAGGATTTCCAATCTTTTTTTGCTACGTTTACCCCGTAGCGGGTGGCTGAGGTTTCAGTTTTCGCCATGCAGGCATATATTTGTTGAAATTAGAAGTTTACCTGGATCATAGTCGTTGCATTGGAGATCTTGACTGCTGTATCCAGTTCCTTATACAGATCCTCCCGCTCCTCTTTCAAAGACTGTAATTTATCAGCCAGGCTTAAAGGATCCACAAGCTTATAACTGTTTTTCTTGAGATATTCATCCACTACTGCTATGGAAGCGGAGTCTTTCTTTGCCTTATCTCCGCCTAAAATGCTGTTGCGCATTCCTTCGGCAGAAGCTTCCAGGGCAGTCTGGGCATTCTTAAGCTTTGCCATAATGTCGATCATCTGCTTCTGCATTACACCGATCATTTCAGACTCAAAGTCTTTCTTCAGGTCAAGATTTTTGTCCAGAAGAAGGGCTGCCTTGTTAATATCTCTGCCATTGGATAACTTCAATCTCTGCTTCAATGCAATAGCTGCTGCTACCGTATAGTTACCATATTTCGTCTTTACGATGGTTGTAGCATTGCTGGCTATGATTGCAGCATCAAGCTCATCATAGTTCCTGATCAGATCTTTGATACTCTGGAACTCATCCTTTACTTTATCGCAGAACGCCTTCTCCTCCATAAGTGTTTCTGCAGTTCTCTCCTCACACTGCTTCTTGTAATCAAGAAAAGTGATCTTACCTATCTTTCCCATAATCCTGGACCTGAGTAAATCTCTTTCATCAAGAGCATGGATCATTAATAATTCTCTCATTTCTTTTCCTCCTGTATTTTTATTTCATTGTATGTGATATATGTTAATGTGTTTTGTTCTTTACGTTTTCTATTATAAGTTATTAAAAGCAAGTTGTGTTTCCAGGAAAAAATTCTGGAAATAATCGTCACTGAAAATAATCCTTAAAGGGCTGAATAGCCTCAAATGCTATCCAGCCCTTATATATTACAAATTCAATTTAATAACCCCTATTCTTTCATCCATTTATGAAATTATTATATAAATTTTTTAAATGGAACCGGGATTCCAAGTTCTTCAAATTTCTCACACGCATAATAAAGATCAGCAATTGTACGCTGTATTTCATCGTATTCCCCCCGCAAAAACAGCACTTGCCAAAGTGCTACATAACATTGATTAAGCCACTTTAAATTTTCTTCTGAATCTAGCCAATCTATAAATGTAATTTTTCTAATTGGCATCTCCCACATCTCTTCTATAATTTCTTCTAGCTCTTCTTCCACATCTGGATCTAAATCTTGCTCCCCTTCTATATACTCCGAATAAAATTGATTTTCTATCATCTCTCTAAAATCATCTTCAGCTTCAACCGGATCTTCTTCAAAAGAAATATCAAGCTGCACTGACGAACCAAGACCTAATTGTATGCAGTAATCTTTTTTCAATGGAAGAATGACTCGATATTCATTATACCCTAAAGGAATATATTCAATTTCATCATCAGCATCAAATTTTATTGCATTATTTAGTTTATCCATATTCATCTGCATAGCCGATTCTGCAATTATTTTTTTATAGAAATCAGATTTTATCTGGACTAAATTCCGTTTTTCAACTAACTTCTGTACTTCCCTGTCTTTCGATTCTCCCTTATTTGTACAATGTCTCTTTAATCTTGAAATTAAACCTTTTTTTATTTCATCTTCCAAATTCTTTTTTGAATCTGTATTGATAACATAAATTCTGGCTCCTGGTTTTACAAAAAGACTTCTCCATTCTGCTGAAAGCGGTATATTAACCATATATTTTTCATATCCAACTCTCATATAAGCAATGGAATGCTCATCTGTAAAACTCTTTAATTTATCTATAGGATACAACTGTTCTGAAAACTCCGACAACATATTAACTATTTTCGGATCTAATCCCTCCATATGCTCAGTTACGTTTGATATGACGTCTTCTCTCTCTTCTTCTCGTTCTATCATAGAATTATCTTCAGCAACTAATTCTTTAAAACTACTAAGCTTTAAATAGTCCGCTAACAGTTGTAAAGTTTTTTTCGTTGCACTTTTTTTTGAAATTATTGTAGTATACGTTGAATATGCCGTATCCAAAGTATCTTCAGCTCTCACGTCTATTCCTATATCTGAATTTTTAAATAACGCACGTATCCTTTTTACATTTTGCTCGTTTCTTTTTTCTTCCATAAGTTTCTCAAGTTTACTAACATTTACCAGATAACGCTCATTACCATTCTCTTCTCCCATTTTATTCAA